GGCAAGGAGGTATGGCTGCGCCATGTGAAGAAAATCACCGGCCTCTATGATGTCGCCATCGTCACCCACCCCGCCTACGAGCAGACCACCGTCGGACTGCGCGAGGCATCGGAGGCTATCGACAAGGCGATTGAGGCACAGCTGAAGCGCGAGTGCGGCAATAAGGACGACAAGCGCGACGACGATCCTGACGACGATCCTGACGACGACAAGAACGACCCTGACGACCACAACGACCCAGACGACAAGGGCGAAACAGACGAGGAGCGCGAAGCCCGCGAACAGGCTGAGCGCGAAGCCGAGGAAGAGCAGAAGGAGCGCGAGCGCATGGCAGCACAGCGCAGGATGCGCCAGCGTGCCCACTTTATTCGTGACATCGAAATAGAAAACTTTATTGTATAACCCCTAAAAACGTTTTTAGACATGGAAAAAATGACTAAGACACAGATTCAGGAGCGTCAGCTCGCAATCTGGAACGAGATGGACAACATGGAGCGTCAGTCTCGTGAAGCCAACAATGGCGAAATCAAGTTCACCGACGCAGAGGCACAGAAGTACGATGCCCTCGTCCGTGAGAGTGCAGGACTTTCCGCTCGTGCCAAGGCAATGGCCAGCGACGCTGAGCTGAAGAACATCCGCTCCAACGAGGAGAAGGGTGCCAAGCTGCGTGAGTTGCTGAAGAACTGCGTGAACAAGCGCGAGAACGCCACCACCATCCTCGCCAACGCCGTCACCGAAGGCACCGACAAGAACGAGAACGCCAACCTGGATGCAGGCGGTCTGATTCCCGTCACCATCCGCGACATCATCGACACCAAGGTGCCCGGCATCGAACTGCCCGACTCTCTCCGTCTCGTCACCGGCGTGACCGGCACCGAGATCATCCCCTACAGCACCAACGACGTGCAGTTCACCGTCAACGGCGAGGTGCAGAAGGTTGGTGAGCAGGCTCTCGACTTCGCCAACATCCAGGCAACGCCCGTCCGCGTAGCCGCTTCGCTGGCAGTCAGCCACCGTGCCATCGACAACGCAGCCTTCGACATCATGGGCTTCATGACCTTCAAGATGCAGAAGGGCTGGGCTATCTTCCGTGCGCTGCACGTCTATGCCCACGGCTCATACACCAAGCTGCAGGGTCCCTTCGCCAAGATTGCCGCTGCCGACATCAAGGAGCTCACACTGGACGAGAACATCGGCAAGAACCTTGCCAAGGAGATTGCTGAGATGTACGACCTGGGCTTCGAAGGCGACCCCGAACTCGCTATGGACAAGACCATCGAGGTAGAGCTGGCCTTCACACCGCGCATCCCCAACGCCCACGGCGACCGCACCGTGGTAGAGAACGGCAAGTGCGTAGGCTACAACTACAAGGTCAGCCCCTACGTTGACTACAGTATCGACGCCAACGGCGCAGCCACCAAGGACATGGACGGTCAGAAGGCCGTGCGCTACATCGCCATCGGTCACTTCGGCTACCTGTCGGAGGAGCAGCACGGAGAATTCCGCTTCAACGTCGATGCCACCAGTGCCGAGGTGTTCAACCGCGCAACGGTTGTCATCTCGATGACCACCGACTACTCGCTCACCGAGCTTTCCAGCAAGGTCAACGGCAAGAACGGCAAGCCCCAGGCCTTCAAGCTCATCAAGCTCGTTGAGCCTGCATCTACAAGCGACATCTAAACTCTCTCTCACAGTGAATCAAGGTTCATAGTTACTTGATATGTCGGCTGGCGGGACTCCCCGATGCAACAGCAAAGGCCGTGAGGCCCGCCAGCTTTTCTTTCAATCAGTAATCACGTCAAGCACAAAGTAATCATATGGGACTCTTAACCGACGCTTTCTTCAAGTCAGCCCTGGAGAGCAATGCCGACCTCATGGCCGTACTTCCAGCACATGCTATCTACAACAACATAGCCGATCCAGACTACGACATGGAGAATGTGCCTTTGCCGTACATCATCGTAAACAACGACGGTGGCAACAACGACACGCAGACCAAGGACGACTACGAGGGAGCCGAGGATAAAGTGAACATCAGCATCCGCATCGTGGCAAAGACCAACGACTCGTTGCGACAGATGGCTGTCACCGTGCGGCGCACCGTCCATGACTACATGCAGGCATCAGCCGAGCGCATCGATGCCGGCACGCCAGCCGAGAACGACGACCTACGTCCATACGACTACGACTTCTCGTTCAGTGACGTCAGCTACGAGCCGCAGAAGCCCAGCCACGCGATTATGCTCTATTACCAGTGCTCGACACCAAATGAAATATTCGCAGAACCATGAGCAAAGAGAAGGAAAAAGAACAAGAGCAGCAGGTCGCCACAGGCACTGCCGCACCAGAACCAACCGTCATTCTCCGCGCCAAAAGCCGTGAGGAACTTGACCAGCAGTTCCAGCAACTGAAGGCCAAGCACGACGGACACACTCTCACCGCCGGAGCCGTAGCCCGCTCGAAGGACGACGGCACCTATATTCTCAGAGTTGACATCATCTAAAATACAAAATTATGACATCACTCAAAGGGCAAAACATACGCATCTTGCTTCAGGACGGCACCAAGTTCAAGGTGGTGGGCAAGAGTACCAACGCCACGATTACGCTAACAGGTAACTCTGACGACGCATCAACCAAAGACGATGTGGCACTGGCAAGCAAGCCCGAAATCACATCGAAGTCGTGGTCAGTACAGGTGGAGTCGCTCGATGTGACCGACACCGCAGCCGTGCTCAACGCTATCAAGAACCTCACTCCCTTCACGCTCATCTGGGACGAGACGGCCACAGCCGACAACCAGACGGCACAGGCAGCAGCCTACAGCCGTAAGGGCCAGGCATACCTGAATGACGTAACCTTCCAGTGGGAAGACAGAGCTAACTCCACTAAGCAGCTCCAATTCACTGGCAGCGGTGCATTGGAGAAGGTCAGCACCGCCCCCGAAATGGAAATCGTCACCGTCGATGGAGCCTACACCAAGGGTCAGTACGTGCGCCTCTTCCTGGGCAGCGACAACAGCGTAGTGCCAGCAAAGATTGTGGCAGCCGCCAAGTCACTCTCGCTGCATGTCAGCATGAGCCTCGAAGACGCCACCACCAAGGATACTACTGGCGACTGGCAGGTGCAGGAGCCCACTGCCCTCAGTTACGACATCTCGTCGAACGCGCTTGTGAGCGGTGGCGACGTAATCACCTCTACCGTGCAGGGTCAGGACTTCTCATCTGTCGAGGACATCTACGAGGCAGGCACGCCCGTGCGCTTCCAGATTGCAAACACCAGTGGCGCGAACAACCGCACCAAGGGAGCTATTATCTGCTCGGGCTCGGTGGTCGTCACCCAGCTCACGCTGAACGCCCCGAACAGACAGAACGCCACCTACGACACCCAGCTCACCGGCTACGGCATCTACACCGTCGCTGCGTAACTCTCTCACCAGCGGCGGGCGGCAACCACCGCCCCCGCTTTTTTTATCCCAAAACATCAAGGAACTATGATTCACGAAGAAATAACCATTGCAGGCAAGCCCGTCACACTGGGCTACTGCTACGCCACCGAAATCGCCTACAAAGACCTCTCAGGCGAAGACATTGCCGCCATCATCCAGGAGACCATCACCGCCGTCAACGCCAAGCCCGCACGCATGCCGGACACCAAGCGCAGCATCTACCTCGTGATTGCCGCTGTCATGGCCTACTATCAGAGCCAAGACGAAGACGCACCCATCAAGGACACCGACCTGATGAACGACACCACGCCGCTCGAACTCGGCAAGGCTCTCGGCACCATCATCAATCTTTGGGCGAAGTTCTACAACATCCCCAAGGGCGAGCCAGCCGAAAAGCCGGCGAAAGGAAAGGGCAAGGCAAAAAACTAACCACCGCCCACGACATCTACCAGTTGTTAGTGGGCGAAATCGGAATCCCCCGCCGTGAATTTCTCTACGACATCCGCTTCTGGGAGGTGCGCCGTATCATCCGCGGCTACCGACAGCGCGACCGCCTGAAGCACCAACTCATCGCAGAATGTACCTACGCTGCCATGTTTGCCATGCGTGACCCGAAGGGCAAGACCGCTGAAGACCTCTTCCCCGGTATCTTCGAGGATGACGATGACAACGAAGCCGCCCCCGAGATAAGCGATGAAGAGTACAACGAACTCCAAGACCTCATGGCCAACTACAACGCACAGCAGCAACATCATTCACAACAAGACAGCAAGAGCACCGAAGCCTGACAGACTCGGTGCTCTTCATTCTGTCCCTATGTTCACGTCAGGGAAAACGCCAGGGAATCCCTTATGGAATCCCTTACCACGTCCCGGTCTTAGGGTTTTCCCATTCGCCGTTTACGCTCACATCCAACCCTCCAGCACTTCCGAACAGGTTGCCGCTATATTCCGTGCTGCGGTTGGCCTTGAACGGTGCCCCGATAATCGTTGCTGACCCCAGCACACCGCCAGCGCTTGTCTGTGCCTGTATGCCGACGTTTGTCACCCACTCGTCAGCACCGCTTAGCCCGAAGATGCTCACGGCAAGCTGTCCGATAGTTCCTACATACGATTCCGGCACGTCCACCTTGCGCTCCGTCTGTTGAGCTGCCACGGCCGCCCCGTTCACATAGTCCCATCCGTAGTACCACCGTGCAGGCGTGACCACTACGGTCGCACAGCCAGTCGGCACTTCATCGGCAACCAAGACCCGCAACTTCGTCGCAACGCGGTCAAGCGTCACCGCACGATTTCCGTTGCTGGTGCTCACCACCTCCACCTCGTAGTCCTTCCAGAATGTGTCGCGTGGCCCCGTCCACGTAATTGTGTGGCCTTCGGAATCCAATGTCGCACCCTCGCCGCGCGAGGCTACGAAGTACACATGGTGCGAACCATAGGCCAAGGCCATCGTCGGCTTGCCCCATGCTTCATCGTCTGTAGACTGGTGCACCGATTGCACCAGCTTTCCGTCCATGTAGTCGAACACCCAGAGGTCAGTCATCGACTGCCCGTCTGCTTGCAGGTAGCCGCGCGTCCTCGGCGCATTGAACGTAGCTGCTCCGAAGTCGCCCTTCACGGAGAAGGTGAACTTCTTCGCATACTTGTACTCCACTTCGCTCCACTCTTCAGGAGTCGTGCCATCCACGACCTCCACCTTCTCACAGGCTGTCAGTGACATCATCGCTGCCAGCAATACAAGTGTTTTTTTCATTGTTCGATATAGTTAATAGGTTAGATATACGTGCGAAGTCGGCGTGCACATCCTCGGCCAGCACCTTGGCATAGCGCAGCGTCTGCTTGATATTCGTATGCCCGAGCATACGGCTGACATTCTGCAGCGGCACCCCGTGCCTAAGCATATAGGTGGCGAAGGTATGCCGAGCGATGTGGGAGTGCAGCCGCGTCTTGATGCCACAAGCGATGCCTATGTCGTGCAACTCACGATTATAGACGGCATTGACAATCTTGGGCGTGTCCATGCCGTACTTCTCCAGCACGGCCACGGCAGGCGGCAAGAGCTGGCTTACGAACGGCTCCCCAGTCTTAATGCGCGAAGCCGTAAGCCGCCACTGGCCATCCACCAACTTATAGCGCGAGAAGTCGAATGCCTGCGCGTCCTGATAGGCCAGGCCTGTCCACAGTTGGAACACGAACAAGTCCTTAGCCATTTCCATCATTGACCCCGGAGAGGGTTTTAAGTGCATGACGCGGGCGACCTCCGCGTCCGTCAGGTACTCCGTATTCTCATTGTCGCCGCGCTTGAACCGACCACGCAACTTTGCGTAAGGGTTGGCTGGAATCTTGCCAAGCATCTCAGCCCTGTTCAGCAGGTGCTTCAAGTATCGGTGGTAATTGTGGCGCCCCGCCTCGCTGAGATGCAGCGACCGATAGACGCGCGACCTGAGCCACACATCGAACGAGACCACATTGTCGGCCGTGACGTCTGCCCATGTCCGCATGCCATCCCACTCCTTCAGACGCTTAACCAGCGTGCGATAGTGCTTATACGTGCCGTGTGCCACATCCAGCCGTTCAATCTCATCCGTCAGCCAGTCCAGCAACTCCGCGGAGTTCCCTCTCGACCACACCTCGCGCTTAATGGCCGCAACGTCCACGTCCTGTCCATTCTTCAGGCGTTCGTTCACGGCCTGCATAATCTTGGACACTATGATGCCCAGCCGTTCGTTGAGTTCATCCGCATGGGAGTGGTTCACTACCTTATCGAACGCCCATTGCCGTTTCTTCACGCGTACGCCCGTGTTAATGTAATAAGGATGTCGGTCTTGGGTAATCCGTACTTCCAGTGGCCCTTCGGCCCCCGATTTCGTTCGGCCTCTATGGTCGAACACAATCGCTGTCGTAATCATTTTACTTCATTTTTGTGTTCGTTTACCCTTTGACGTTGGCGGGGGGAAACAATGGGGAAACATTATGTCTCTAATCGCCAGAAATCGCCGTTTTTCGGATTTCTCCTATTCTTCGGCGATAGCCCTATTCATCGGCCTTCTCCCATAAATTCGCCTTTTCCGCTTTTTCTTTGTGTGACTCCGGAGGAATCACTAACATAATGTAAATCTTTATGTTTCAATAGCGTAGAAAACCAATGGGTAAACAAACGGATTCATTTTTATGCTTTATCGGGTTCAGCGGCCATAGGGGTGGCTGCAGATGGTAGGTCATAGGACACGGAGGTGTGAGCTACGGCCTGGAGTTGGAAAGTAATAGATTGTAAGGCCTCTCGTTCATTGGTTAGTTCGTATTTTATTTTTCGTACTTGTTCAAGCTCAGAGGCGAGGTCCCTCCTCATGGCTTCAAGTTCCTTAATAAGGGTTGCGTACAGGTCAATAATAGACGCAGCCCCTTTTTCTTCTTTTATGCGTGATTTCGCATCTTTATGAAGTTGCGCGAAATCCGGATTGTCGCGGTCGAGGTTCTGAAGAATCTCCTCATCAGGCACATTCTCGATGAGCATGTAGGGACTGAGCCCATCGAGGAAGGGCATGTAGAGGCGACCACCGAACGCCCTGGCAAGACGTCCTTTGATGTCGTCGCCAGCCAGTTTCTTCCCGTTGCGATACATTGAGATTAGGGAGCCATTAGACTCTAATTGCTTAGCCATCTCATCTTGAGTGAGATGTCGCTGTGTGCGCAGCCAGTCGAATGCCCGAATGAAGGGGGCATTCAGTCGGATGCGCTCTTCGATTTTACCTTCTTTTGACATATTTATACCGCTTTTATCTTAAATAATGTTAAATTTACACCACTTTTATACCACTGTGTTATTTTTATACTTATATTTGCATCGACAAAACGGATATGGGCATAGGAATAGCCGTCCAGACATGGCGATGTCGGTTGCAAATTGAATCCACGCAAATATACGGCTTTCCACCCAATATCCCGACATGTAACTAAAAGATTTAACATTTATTCAGGAATGGATAGAAAATTAGAAATGGAGATATTGAGTGCCGTGCGGAGCGCCATTGCGAAGGTGCAGAGCGAGCAGACGGAGGTATGGTTGTCGGCCAAGGAATTGTGCCAGCAGTTCCAGTTCATCACCCCATCGTGGCTGAAGAACTATGGAAAGCTACTGCCACAGACAGCGGCGAGCGTTACTGGCCCGGACGGAACCGTTACCACCCACACCGCTTATGCAAGGAACGAGATTCAGACGATGATACGCGACGGACGGATTCAGGAACTGACAACGGAGAAGTGTGTGTATAGGGCCGCACGTAGTAGAGTGGCGCGCCACTGAGTGAAACTAAGAACACAAGGAAGGTTGGCCGAGTGGTCGAAGGCAAGATACTAATCCCACCCCGCAAGGGTGATGCTTTACAAATCTACGCACATCGGGGGTTCGAATCCCTCACCTTCCGCAACATAAAGCATCCGAAAGGCACAAGACTGAAAGTAAGAGGTACTCAGAAACGGCAAGGCGGCAAGAGCCCCACAACCAATAAATAGCCGGACGAGAGGCAATGCGCGAATAGACGTAGCGTAACCGGACCAGCGACCAACCTGTGAAGATAGGCCGTCAGCCGTCGAGAGACTTGGAAACAAAGGAAACCTTATGCTACGAGATAGCAGACGTGAGTAGGGCAACGCCTGGCAGTGCGACTAAAATCAAAACAGGCCCAGCGTGCAAGTAGGATGACATTATGAGAATGTATCGCAACAATACATAGAATGGTTTGCCGTATAGCTCAGATGGTAGAGCGGCGGGGACAAACCCGATGGTCGGCGGTTCGAATCCGCCTACGGCAACGAAAGAACAACCCCTTAATTATACAACTATGAAGAAGAAAAGCATTATTGCAATCGCTGTGGCAATGCTGGTGTGCCTGCCCTGCATCCTGATTATGGATGGAAATGTTGACAACAACGGAACTGAACACCTCGGCCTGACGAACATCATCGGAACGGCATGGCTCGCATTCCTGGTGTTGGGCGGGTTCCATCTCATTACGCCCAAGTGGTTGCGCGATGAGTTGGACGCATACATGGGTGAAGAAGACTGACTTATCAATATATTACCATTATGGAAATTACAGGAATATTAGTGAAGAAGCTCAGCGAGCGCGATGGCGTGAGCCAGAGCACAGGGAACCCATGGAAGATAGCGGAGTTCCTCTTCGAGGTGCCGGGACAATACACCAGACACATCGTATTCAGCGTGAGAGACGGACAGACTGGACGCATCGCCATGTTCGACGCAATGGTTGGTAAGACTGTAGTCGTCTCCTTCGGAATAGATGCACGGGAGTATGGAGTGCGGTGGTACAATCAAGTGGAAGCCTATGTCATCCGCGGCTATGTGGCAGTAGCTCCTAATACACAGCCATCCCAAGCATCAGTTCCACAATCACCAACAACTCCCCCAGCAATCAACGGAGGCTTCGGCCCGAGTGATATAGGGAGCCAGCCGAAATTGCCAATGGGACAGGACAACCCTCCCTTCTGACCATGACCCGCGAAGAATTGCAAGCCAAGCTGCAGATGGCAGCGGCCCAGGTGAAGTTGGCAACCGGCATCGGGAACAACGCAGCCTGGGCCGCTTGCTTGGAGGCGCACGACCACATTCAGCAGCACAGCGCATATCGCCATCTGGTGAAACGGGCCTACAAGGCGTCTCTCGAGGAGTTTCACGACTATGAGCGTCGGCTCATCTACGAAAAGAGGTACAGGATGTTCCATGTAGCCGACATGACGGAGCAGACGCGCAAAATATATGGCAACATCACCGACCGCGAATACTACGACTTCTGGGCGGCGACTGGAGCCAATGCGTACTATGAGACGCGCCCATTGGTGACCAGTCTGGTGAACAAGTACCGCCTGTCGCTTCTGAAGCACGATGTCAGGCAAGCTGATTTGTTAGCCTGGCCAATGGCGGCGCTTGCCTGTCTTGAACTGGCGCGACAGATATACGAGGTGACGCTGCAAGTGGTCATCGACACGCACAATCTGCCACGTTCCATAGTCGATGAAGTCTTCGGTAAGTTCTCTTTATCACGAGTTAAATCATGCTGGCAGACGGCGCTCATGATGACTGACCCGCAGGCCACACAATACCCGCTCGACACATTGGAGGAGCGCAACATCGCCCTCGGCATTGAACAGTTGCAAGACGCATGGGTGAACACCTCGGAACATCTGAACGCGACTGCCAAGACGATGCTCAATTATGAGGAAGTGTTCCGCACGAGGGGAGAAATGAAGAAGGCTATCCGAGAGATTGAAGACCTGCGCGATGAGATAGACAACGACGGCGGATGAACCAACAAGCAACTATGAACTATGACTGAAGAATTAAACCCCAACCTTCCGCCACTACCGACGGCTGAAGAACTGGACGCCCACACCGTCAACACTGACTTCCTGAAAGGGGACAAATGGTTCGACGAAGACGTAACGGCGGACTTTCTCGACTTCACCGAGGCATACACACCGCCACGCTATACACTTGAGCGATACGGCGTGCCATTCGCCAACATCGGGGAGTTGCACGTAGTCAGCGGCAAAGCCGGCCACGGCAAGACAAACCTCATGTCGCAATTCATGGCCACGCTGCTATGTGGGCAGTTGGGAAATACAAAGTACCGCGAGGGCGTGAAGGAGGCAGTCATCCTCTACATTGACACTGAGCAGGGCAAGGACGATACCATAGCCATCAAGAACCGCGTATGTTCGCTGGCAGGTATGCCATACGACCAACCGATGCAACGTTTTCGCATTTTACGCCTTCGAGATACGGAAGAAGCCGTGGAGCGATGGCGCAAGATACTGAAGGCCGTATGGCTCGTGACAAGGGAAATGAAGGACGACCAATGCTTGCACCTATTCCTCGACGGACTGCTCGACATCGTGGAGGACTACAACGATCAGACGGAGTGCCAGCCCATCATCCGCAAGTGCATGATGCTCGCCACTCACTACGACACATCTATGTGGTTGGTATTGCATGAGAACCCGATGGTGGACAAACTCGTGGGAACGCTCGGCAGCATCACCCAGCGCAAGGTGAGCGAGATATTCACCGTGCGGAAGCACAAGCAGAGCGAAGAGAAGCCCAGCGAGCGACGGGCCGACCGTCCGAATATATACTTTACCGTGCAACAGCTGAAGGCACGTGGCAGGGACGTCGCCAACTGGGACTTCGAGGTAACCACGGAAAACGGATGGGGCACCCCACGCGAACTGATAGACATACCGCCTACACCCTCCTTTAAGACGACGCACACGGCGGAGGAATTGAAACGCTGGATTATCGACGGGCAAGGGAGGCTCGACTGGCCTGCAAAGCACTCCGACTTCATCAACCAAATTCTAAAACCCAACGGGATTGATGATAATGAAGAACAGAAGGAGTTGCTACAGATAGCCATCAACCGCACCTTCATTCGTAAGCAAGAGAAGAGTGAGATGAAAAAAGGACAGGTTTCGCCCCGTCTAAAACTCAATACCAACCTCATTCCACCATTCGCCGAATCAACGGAACAGGCACCATTCTAAACAGACGCTCACGCGTGTGTGTATGGGGTATATATTCATATACCCCTGCGCACGCACACGCGAGGCAGCACCACGCCCCAAGTGCCCGTGGCTGGATATAGGGCCACGGACACGGACATGGGGCTGAACGTGGATGCGGATAGCCTCGCGACGCGCACACGCACACATATACACGCGCTCGGCTTATAGTAGATATATAATTGAGCAATAACCATGAGAATCGACAAGGCAACAGAGGACAAAATCAAGGAGGCCGCCAGCATCGTGGATGTGGTGGGCGATTATGTTCAGTTGAAGCGAGCTGGTGCCGAGTACACAGGCCGTTGCCCGTTCCATGCAGACCGTCATACGGGCAGCTTCATGGTATCGCCAAAGAAGAATATCGCCACAT